GAATTGATCGTTTTGCGCTTTCAGGGTGGCGGCGCACCTAGTCGCTTCCGCAGGCTGTGCGGCGCGCATGGCGCGGTCTGCGCGTTCGTGCTCGCGCCTCGCTGCTGCTCCGACTTCCTGCACGCGGCGCTGCAGGCTCTCAATCTCCAGCCGCGCTGCGGCGTAGCCGGTGCGCAGGGTTTCGTGCTCGAGGTGCAGGCGCTCCAGCGCATCGGCCGTGGCCATGTGCTCGTCGTAGGCGGCCTTGGCCTCTGGTTCGCCTGTCCAGTCGTGGCCCATGGCTGCCAGGGTGTGGCAGTTCTTGAGTTCTGCGGCGCCTTCACGCAGGAGGCGGCAGGCGTTCTCGATGGGGTTTGTGGTCATTCCGCAGCTCCCAGTGCCCGCGCCACGTCGGCGGTGCCCATGTCGCCCGTGCTCAGCAGCTTGTCCAGTTCTAGCGCCCCGGCGGCCAGGCTCCACGTATGGAGCTGGGGCAGCAGGCGCTGGGCGGCGGCCAGGCCGCTGATGATGGATGCGCGGTGCTGGGGCAGCGTGGCGGGGTGCTCGACCACATCGGCCAGGGCGTTGGCCGTGCCGGCCAGGATGCGCGCCTCGGGCGCTTCGTGCAGGCCGTGGTGGCGGGCGGCGTGGGCCACAACAAACACCACGCGGCCCATGCTGTCGGCCAGCGCCGTGGCGTCGTCGCCCAGGTGGGCGTGCAGGCCGGCGGCGGTGGTCAGGCGCTGCAGGTCGGCGTTGATGCGCTGGCGCACCGTGGCCTGGTAGATGGGGTTGCCGTGCAGGGCGGCGCGCTTGCGTCGGGCGGCGGGGTGGGCGTGCGGGGTGGTCATGCTGCCTCCGGTTTTTTTGGGGTGGCGCGTGCCGCTTCCCAGCCGCCCACGGCGTTCAGGATGTCTGCCGCGTGGGCTGCCTGGCTGATGGCGTCGTCCAGGGCGTCGTGATGCACACCCTGGCGCATCAGTTTGATGTCGGGGCGCAGGTTCTTCAGCGTGCGGTAGCAGCGGCCATTCCAGGCGCCCCAGGGCTGCGCCATGCCGCATGCGTGGTAGGCGGCGCTCAAGATGGGGTTATCGAAGTCGGCGCCATTGCCCCACACCAGCACTTCGCCATCCAGCTCATTCAGCCAGTGACTGAAGCTGACCAGTACGCGGGGCATGGCGTGGCCCTGCGCATCGTCGCCGAACAGGCGGCTGTAGGCTTCCTTGTTCTGGCGGGACCACCATTCCATCGTCTCGGGGTCTTCGTGCAGTCCGGGCGGCTGCGCGTGGCGGCTCATGATGGCGCTGAAGCGATGCGTCTCGCTGACGCCAGCTTGGCCGAACACCACAGCGCCGATGGACATTACCTTGCACCCGGCGCGTTTGCCGAGAGTTTCAAGATCGACCATGACGTTGGTCTTCGTCGGTTGTTGGGCTTCCGCGCTCATGCCGCCACCTCCACGCGCCCATCGCGGTACTCGCGCCGGTCAAACGTGCGGCTGGGCAGGGCGAAAGCGTCCATGGCGCCGGGGCGGGCCTGGTAGGGGCGCAGCTCGGGGCAGGTGTAGCTGCCGTTGTGCATGCTGCGCCGGGGTGCGGCACACGTGAGGGGGGTGGGCGGCGGGCCGTAGGGGGTGGCGGTGGCCGTGATGCTGTGCAGGCCGGCGCCGGGCATGGTGCGCTTGGCGCGGTGGATGTGCACGGCTTCGGGGTTGAGCTTGGTGCGGTTCTCTGCCTTGCTGACGCCCAGGCGCGCGGCCTGGCCGGCGATGGCGTTGGGCGGGCGGTGCAGGTGGGCTGCGATTTCCTCGTTCGTCTTGATGCCGTAGTGGCGCTTGAGGTAGGCTTTTTCGTCATCGTCCCAAGCGGTGGGGGCTTTGAGGTTGATGTTCATGCGGGTGCTCCTGCGTGCGGGGTGAGGGTGATGGCCTGGGCGTGCGCCAGGCGCTGGGCGTCGAGGTGGTGCTCGCGGCCGGTGGAGGTTAGGAGCCAGGTCATGCGGCACCGCCTTCCTGCGCCGCCTGCTGGTACACCGCGCGGAAGTGCTGGCCAGCTTCGGAGCCGAAGGGGTAGGGGCAGGAGTCGTTCAGGCTCAGGCCCTGCTGGGCGGCGGCCTTGGCCTCGCGTTCGATGGTTTCTTTTGCAACGATCATGGTGCCGTACCTTGTGCTTTGAATTGCGATTAAAAACTGGTTCACGCGCTTGCCTTGCTTACGCTGGTAGCTATTGATTTAGTAGCGCTGCGCACGCGGTGCAGTGCCTTGGTGAGGTGCTTGCCTTCCACCGGGTGGCCGCGCTGCAGCAGCACGCGGCACACGGCGGCGCGCTCCTGGTGGCTGTGGGTGGCCTGGCGCACCAGGCCTAGGTAGCTGTTGCCGGCCTGGTAGGTGTCGGCGTCGGGCATGTGGGCCAGGCGGTGCAGGGCGGTGGCCAGGGTGTGCGGGCGGGTGGTGCGGCGCCAGGGTTTGATGACGTGGCCCACGAAGTCGATGCCGCGCGCCACGGGCTGCAGGATGGTTTTGCGCGGGTTCAGGTGGGCGCCCAGGCGCTGGGGCAAAAAGGCGTTGATGCGCTGCAGCCACTCGCCCAGCACCTGGGGGTTTTCGTGCAGCAGCACGAAGTCGTCCACGTAGCGCACGTAGTGCCGGGCCTTGAGCTGGTGCTTGGCGAACTGGTCGAGTGCATCAAGGTGCACGTTGGCAAAGAACTGGCTGCTCAGGTTGCCGATGGGCAGGCCGGTGTCCGCCGGGGCGTTGAACAGGCTTTTGTGCGGCGGCACCAGGCGCATCAGCGCGGGGGTGCTGCGCACTTCCACATCCGTGCGCGGGTCGTGGAACAGGATGGTGTGCGTGAGCTGCAGCCACCAGGGTTCATGGATGTGGCGGGCAAGCTGGGCGAACAGCACGTGCTTGTCGATCGCCACGAAGAAGTTGGCCAGGTCGCACTTGAGGTAGTGCGCGGGGCGTGCCCAGTTGTGGGTGGCGCTGCGCACGGCGTGCTCCAGCTGCTGGGCGGCGTAGAGCGTGCCGCGCCCGGGGATGCATGCGCAGCTGTTGGCGATGAAGCGGGCATGAAAGCGCGGCGCCACGTGGTTGTAGAGCAGGTGGTGCACGATGCGGTCGCGAAAGCGGGCGGCCCACACTTCGCGCGGCCGGGGGCGGGTGACGACGAAGCACACGCTGCGGCCGGGCCGGTAGGTGCCAGCCAGCAGCTCGTGCATGAGGTCGAACAGGTTGCGCTCCAGGTGCTGCTCGAAGGCCTGGGCACTGGCGCTGTTGCGCTTGGTGCGGCGGCAGTCGAGGTAGGCCTGCAGCAGGTGGTGGAAGGCGAAGGGGGCGCAATGCGCTGCGGTTGAATCTGCGGACGGGGCGGCACCAGGCCTCGTAGCCGAGGCTGTTGTTGTTCTGGTTGCCGTTGTTGAAGTTCTGGTTCCAGGCGTTGTTCGCGCTGTACTGCGTGGGTGCGTGCTATCTACGTCGCCGGGTCGAAGGCTTGCGCCGATCAGCGGGGCAACTGCGCCGGGCCGGTCCTGCGCGGGCGCAGCGGTCTCCGTGGTGCGCATGGCGGTGGTCTTGTGGGCCAGCGGCACGACCAGATTCAAGGTGCGCACGGGCATGAGAGACGTGTCCGTCATGCTGCAGGCGCCTTCGCGGTTGATTTGAGCCAGCCGCCACCCTGGCGGCCCACGGTTTCCAGCTGCTCGATGGCGCGCGCCCACAGGGGAGTGGTGATCCACTTGCCCTCGGCGCCCACGCGCAGCAGCGTTTGCACGGTTGTCACGCGCTGCAGCAGGGTGGTGATGTAGTGCGCGCGCTGGTCGCCCCGGGCGGCGTTGGCAAGCGCCATCAGGTCCACCATGTCGGTGCAGTGCTGGGTGATCTTCTCGCCCAGGTTGCGTTTGACGCCGCGCGGCATGTGCTGCTGGATCTCGAAGGCGAGTTTCAGCAGCGCGCAGCCGCGCTGGTAGATGGGCAGCCGGGTGTGGATGCTCATGGCTCAGTGGGAAGGGTTAAAGGACTGAAGGGCCAATCTGCGGACGGGGCGGCACCAGGACTCGTAGCCGAGGCTGAAGTCGTACTGGGTGCCGAGGCCGAAGGCCTGGCTCCAGGCGTAGTACGCGCTGTACTGCGTGCTGGTCCAGTGCCACACGTCGGTGCGCACCATGCTGGGCGTGTTCGCGTAGATCAGCGCGGATTCGCGGCGCGTGGGCGCGCGGGCGCCGTCGCCCTGGGCTCGCGCCCAGGCCATGGCGGCTTTCCAGTCCATGGCTTTGTCGGGCTGGGCATTGAGCAACACCAGGTGCGCGTCGGGCTCGCCGTCTTCTCCGCGCGAGACACCGACGTACACGCCGTCGATGCCGGGCCAGGGCTGGCCGATGGACGGGGGCGTGCCGCTGGGCGCGGCGCTGGCTTCTGCCTCGGGCTCTGCTGCCACAAAGCTGGGCGGCAGCAGCCGCGCCAGGGATTCCATCACCGCGCGTGAGCGGGGCGTGAGCTGCAGCTCGATGGGAACAATGACGGGGGTGGTCATGGTGTTGTTCCTGGCTGAAGTACTCAAGCACCAACGACTTGAATGCTGCGGACGGGGCGGCACCAGGCCTCGTAGCCGAGGCTGCTGAGGTTCTGGCTGCCGAGGATGAAGTACTGGCCCCAGGCGCTGTCCGCGCTGTACTGCGTGCTGGCCCAGTGCCAACCGGGCTCGAAGGCCTCGGCCCCGCCTTCGCGGAATGCGGCCACTTCGGTCTGCGCGGGGGTTTCCTTGGTGTACGGGTAGCCGGGCGGCAAGCTGCTGGGGTTATCGCCGTCGCGGAAGCTTGCGTAGGTCTCGCGCGTGGTGGGCTTGAGGTGGCGGTAGGCCAGCTCCAGCACGTCGCGGGCGGGGATGGCCCAGTCATCGAAGCCGCCGATGCGCAGGGCCAGCACCTGCTCTGCCAGGGGGCTGCCTGCCTCGGCCATGGCGCGGGTGTTGGCCAGGCTGTCGCTGCAGTGCGGCGCGATGATGCGGCCGGGGTCGCGCGGCAGCCAGACGTCCTTGCGCTGGCCCTCGGCCTTGGGGGCCCATGCCTGGGCGCGCAGCACGCCGTCAACATGGATCAGGCCGCCGTAGAAGCCGCCGGCGAAGGGCATGCCGATGGCGGCGGGAAGGTCCGCGCGGGAGATGGTTGCGGGCGTGGCTGTGGCAGTGTTCATGGGTAAAACCTCCGGGTGGGTGGGGTGAAAAGCCGCGCTCAGACGTGCGCGGGTTGCTCTTGCTTTGATAGCTGCTCGCGCACAGCGGGCGGGCGCTTGGGGCAGATTTCTGCCGAGATAACGCGGGCGCGCAGCTCGGGCATTGGGGGGTGGATGGCGCCCACATGGGCGCGCAGGTGTTCCAGCTCCACGCGTAGCACCGCGCCGGGCACCAGGTCGCCCTGGTGGGTCTGCCAGAAGGCCTGGGCCTGCGGGCCGGTCCAGCGCACGCGGTAGGCCTCTTTGCCAGCGGCGCCCAGGTTGTCCAGCAGCAGCAGGGTGAGCGCGAAGGCGCCATCCACCTGGCCGATTTCGGGCCGGGTTTTGCTGAGGAACAGGGTGCCGGTGTGGTGCATGGCGGCCTCGCGTGGGGTGTTACTTGCGCTCGGGCGTGGTTGCGTTCTTGAGGTTGTCCAGCAGGTCGCCAACTGCGTCGGCCGTGTACGGCTGGGGTTTGTCGTTGAGCGACCCGCCAAGGGTCACAACGTCGGCAGCCACTGCAACTGGTACGGTCACGACGGCGGCAGCGGCCTTTGCCAGCGATTCGAGCATTCCGAACATGGTTTTCTCCTATGCGGGTTTGTTGGTGAACTTCAAAATTGATAGCTGTTCGCGCTTACCTGCTATGCGGCAGCAGCGGAAATAACCCCTGCCACCACCAGAGTTCCGAGCAGTACAGCAGCCCACATCAGCACGGCCTTGCCGGTGGTGATGGGTTCGTTCTGCAGGTGGGCGGGCTCGGGCAGTTCGCAGGCAGTGGGGCAGGGGCACACGGCGCGGCCCTGTTGGCATTGGTCGGCGCTGCAGACGTGGTGCGAGCGGCGGGGTGCTGGCATGCAGCCGTTGCAGGGTTGGGCGTAGCCCTGGCACGCGCCCATGGCGTCGCAGGTGCGGGTGGTGGCGCGATTCATTGCAGCCACCCCAGCAGCACGGCCAGGGCCATGCCAAGCACCAGGCCCACGGGTAGGCCGGCGTACCAGCCGGCGGCCCAGGCGGTGTTGACCTGCTGCAGGTGCGGCAGGCGGGCGGGTTTGTGCAGGTGCGGGGTGTTCATGCCGCACCGCCTTGCAGCCGCAGGGGCTTGGCCGTGGCGCAGGGCACGCCGTGCAGGCGGATGGCATCGGCGATGGCCGCGCAGGCGCCGGTGGCCAGGGCTGTGTATTCCAGGCCGGCGCAGCGGATGCGGTAGGGGCGCATGGTGGCGGCGGCGCTCATGCGGCAGGCCCGGCCAAAGAAGGATTGAAGGACGAAAGGAGCAATCTGCGGACGGGGCGGCACCAGGCCTCGTAGCCGAGGCTGTAGTAGTTCTGGAGGCCGTTGAGGAAGTACTGGCCCCAGGCGTTGTCCGCGCTGTACTGCGTGCTGGTCCAGTGGAGTTCCTTGGGGAAAAGCCCGGGCGCGCACTGGTGCAGGGCCAGGTGTTCAAGGCGGCTGGCCAGGAACCAGTCGGCATGGCCGGCTGCGCGCAGGTCGAGGATGTGCTGGGCGGCCTCGCTTCCGGCCTTGGCCATGGCCTTCGTGCTGGCCAGGCCGTCGATGCCGGTGGCGCCCTTGATGAGCTTGCGCGGGCCCCAGGCGGAGCGGAAGGCGTGCTCCGCATCGCTGACGATGAGGGCGTGCACGTGGCCGGTGGGCAGCACGGTGATGGCGCCGATGGTGCCGCCTTCGTCGGGCAGGTGGGTGCCGATGATGGTGGGGCGGGCGCGGGTGCGGGCGGCGCTCATGCTGCACCGCCTTGAGCGACGTCAGCCACGACCACCAGCGTGCCGTCCACCGTCAGGCCCACCGTTTGGCCAGCCTCCTGCAGGTCGTTGACCAGCTCTTGCGTCTGGTCGCGCCAGGAGTCGGCAGCATCCCACGCGCGCCAGACTTCGCTCTCCAGCGTCTCAATGCGGGCCTGGGCTGTTTCAAGGCGCTGCGCCAGATCGGCGGCGTGCTTGCGCAGGTGCTCCAGCTCCCAGCGCTCCAGGCGCTTGCGCAGGGCGTTGATGGTTTTGGTGGCGTCGGCCTGCGTGGTGGCTGCGCCCTGCTGGGCGGGGGTGGGTTGCATCGTTTCCTCCAGGACGCCGGGGTGGCGTGTGGATTTATTATTAGGCAATGCCTTTGTATTGTCAAGGCATTGCCTAATTACAACGCTTTGCCGATGGTGTTGCCTACTTTCGATAGCAGAGGCGAGGGATCATGGAATTTCTGTTGTTGCTGGCTCTTGCTGGCGCGGGTTGGGTTTGGCTGCAAAAAACCAAGGCCGAGAGGGTCGCGTCGCTCAAGACGCGCGAGGCCAGCCGGCTGGCGATGCGTGTCGCCGAGCTTGAGAACGAGAGGGATGAGCTTTTGCGCCGTGTGCAGGGGCTGGAGAAGTACCAGGCCATCCCGGACGCCGAGGAGGCGGCCGGCTTGATATTGGCGCAGGCTCAGGAGGAGCTGGCGCAGGCGAAGCGGGAAACTACCGAGGCCAAGAAGGCGGCTGCGACAGAGGGCGCGGCCAAGATTGAGGAGGCTCAGAAGACTGTTGCCGACGCGCGCGTGCAGGCCGGCCTCATCATTGCCGAGGCGCGGAAGCGTGCGCAGGAGATTGCGGGAGAGGCCCACGATGCCATGGCCAGGGCAAAGGATTACGCGGCAGCGGCGGAGGCCATGAAGGGCGTCATCAAGGGTTATGGCGATGCCTACCTCGTGCCGACCTACAGCTTGCTGGATGACCTGGCGGCGGACTTTGGGCATGTGGCAGCTGGGGCAAGCCTGAAGCGGGCGCGAGAGGTGACGCGGGCCATGGTGCAGGCGAACAGGGCGGCCGCGTGCGATTACGCGGAGGCTTCGCGGCGCGACACGGCGGCGCGGTTTGTGGTGGATGCCTTCAATGGCAAGGTGGATTCCATCCTCTCGCGCGTGAAGGCTGAGAACCACGGCAAGCTGGAGCAGGAGATCCGCGGGGCCTTTGCCTTGGTCAACCACAACGGGATGGCGTTCCGCAATGCCCGGATCGTCGAGGAGTACCTTGATGCGCGCCTGGAGGAGTTGCGCTGGGCGGCTACGGCGCAGGCGCTGCGCGATCAGGAGCGAGATGAGCAGCGCAGGCTGCGCGAGCAGATACGCGAGGAGGAGCGCGCGAGGCGCGAGTATGAGCGGGCCATGAAGGAGGCGGCGCAGGAGGAGGGTGCCATCAAGAAGGCCATGGAGCGTGTGCAGGCCCAGGTGGCGCAGGCCAATGAGGCGCAGCGCGCGGCCTTCGAGGAGAAGCTGCGCGAGCTGCAGGACAAACTGGCCGTGGCGGAAGAGAAGGGCCGGCGCGCGCTATCAATGGCGCAGCAGACAAGGGTGGGGCATGTGTATGTGATCTCGAACGTCGGCTCGTTCGGGGAGAGTGTTTTCAAGATCGGCATGACCCGGCGGCTGGAGCCTGGTGACCGCGTGCGCGAGCTGGGGGATGCGAGTGTCCCGTTTGAGTTCGATATTCATGCCATGATCTACAGCGATGACGCGCCGACGCTGGAGAGGTCGATGCACTTGCACTTTCTGCGCATGCAGGTCAACAAGGTCAATCCGCGCAAGGAATTCTTCCGGCTGAGGCTGGAGGAAATCCGGGCGCATGTGGAGGCCCAGGGGATTGCCGCGCACTGGACGATGGCCGCCCAGGCCCATGATTACCGGGAAACCCTGCGCATCGAGCAGCAGATCAAGGAAAGCCCCGAGGTAGAGCGCGAGTGGACCCAGCACCAGGTGGATGCCGAAATGGCTGTCACCGATGTGGATGAGCCTGTCGAGGTGTAGCCGTCTGGTGTTGTGTCAGGCCGCGCCACCGGCTCTGGCGGATGGAAAGAAGTAGATGCGCGCCGTTTGCCGGGCGGCGCGCATCTCATGCGCCGCCATTTTGTCTTTTTAGGTCGGGGGCGAGCCTCATTCCGGCAATCAGGCCCATGGCGTAGGTTTCGACCTCGCGCACCACGTGGGGCGGCAGGGCCTCCCATTCGGCAGCGCTGATGCGCGGGAAGGGTGATTTTTTCGCGCTTGCCACGGTGATCGTGGTGAGTGGCGCGGCGCCTTCCTGGGCGCAAATTTCGGGGGTCTTTTCGCCCTTGGTGTAGGTGTGCGGCGTTGGTGTCGTGATGTCAAACCACCAATCAAGCCCTTTGCCTGACCACTCCACGAGTCTGGCGTAGCGCTCCTTCCCCAGGCGGCCATGGGTGATCCAGTCGTAAACCGACGGGGTTTTGACCTCGAAGATTTTGGCCAGGGTCGCGTAGTCGCCTTCAATCCCTTTTTCGCGCATGACCGCGTTGATCTTCAGACCAAGCGGATTGGTGGTCGTGCGCTCTGCTATGGGTTTAGGCATCGCCTAATGATCCTTGGATAGATCGAAAAAAGGCAATGCCTTGCATTTTGTTTAGGCAATGCCTTATCATCACGGCATGGAAAAGCTCAGGCATTTTTGTGAGAGTGGCGCGCTGTCGATTTCCGATCTTGCGCGGCGCCTCGACGTGTCGCCGCCCACCGTCACCGAGTGGTGTCGTGGCAGGCGGCCTGTCCCTATCGCAAGGTGCCTTGCCATCGAGCGCGCCACGGGGGGCGTCGTGTCGCGTCGCGATCTGCGGCCCAACGACTGGCGGGAAATCTGGCCGGATTTGGTTGATTCCGATGGGAATCCGACTCAAACGCCCGGCCATCAAGCGGCAGTAGCTATCAATTCTGAAGCGCGCCAGCAGGCGCAGGAGGTGGCGCATGGCTGAGCCGCGCCGTGGGCTTGCGCCCGATGTTGTGCTTGGTGCTGAGCGCACTGACCAGTTCAGCCGGTTCTTTGCTGAATACCCTTCGTTATCCAGTCGATCATGGCCACGGCGGCCTGCAGTTCCTCCGGGATCGCGTTCGATGCGGTTTGCATTTTTGCGAGTGCTTCGCGGCTTTGTGCGGTGTGTCGCAGCAGCGCTTCGCGGTCGTGGTGCGAGGCAATGAGGCTCGCCAGGATGGCCGAGAGGCCCATGATCTTCCCGTTCAAGTCGTCGATGTGCTCGCGCAGGTGTTCGAGTTTTTCTTCGGTGTTCATGTTTGCCTCCTTCGCGGCTGGTTGTGTTGCAGCCCCATTCTGCCGCGCTGACGGGCGCCTGCCCTTGCCGCGCCTTCACGCCAGCACCTTGTGCTGCAGCGCCCGCAGCGCCGCCACGGTGGGCGGCGGGGTGCTGCCTGTGGCCTGCATGCGGCTGGTGGCCACGTCGAGCCAGCGGGCCAGGTGCTCGGCGGTGAAGCCGCTGCGCTCGCATTCGATGGCCAGCACCAGGTGCTGCATGAAAAGTTCCAGCGCGTCCAGGCGCTGTTCCGTGGTGGGGGTGGTTGCCGTGCTGTGCATGGGTGCTGCTCCTGCTGGTGTTGATGTGTTTGCCGCCTACGCCGTCACCAAAGCCGCCTTGCGGCCGGGGTTCCTCCACCCCTTTTTCGTTCTGGGTCGCAGCGCGCGGGAAGGTGCGTTGCTTTCCGTGGGGCGGGGTGGCGTGGGCGTTTTTTCTTGAAGGGGTTGCCATGGGAGTAACTATCTCCGTTCCTGACCACGGTGCCCATGTGGCCGATGACCAGCTGCCCACACGGCTGGGCGGCATGAGCATTGACGATGCGATCTACCACACGGTGCACGGCTACCCGGGCGGCGTGGAGGCCCTGGCGCCGCGCATGCGGGTGGTGGCCGGCACGCTGACGAACAAGGCGAACCCGAACAACGACGGCCACTTCATGCGCCCGCGCGAGCTGGTGGCGATGCAGTTGATGAGCGGCGACGTGCAGGTGCTGCACGCCATGGCGTCGGCGCTGGGGTACACGTGCGCCAAGGCCGCGCCCGACCAGGCTGGCGGCAATGCAATGGAGGCGTTCATGCGGCTGCAGTGCGCTGAGAGCGATTTCACTCGTGCCGTGGCGGACCCCTTGCGCCGCATGGAGCGGGACGCCAGCGCCTGGGTGACGGGTGCGGAGCAGCGCCGCGTGGAGTACACGGCTGCCGCCCTGCATGCCGAGGTGGATCACATGGTGGCCACCAGCCGCGCGCACATGCGGCCCGCGCCCAAGGCGCAGGGGTGACGGCGCCATGCGGCAACACATGCAGCAATTGCAGCCGGTTCGCGCTGTGCAGCGAACAGGGCAGGCCGTGGGGTGGTTTCAGCATGTCGTGCGTCCACTGCTGTGCGCGCCTGGTCAGGTCGGCGCGGCCATTGCGGATGGCGCAGGAGGCCATGCTGGCCTGCATCGCGCGGCACCACCCCGACGCGCCCACGCGGGCGGAAGTTTTGCGGGCCCTGAAGGCGCTGGATGTGGGCTGAGCCCGGATGAGCTTGCCATTGCCGCCCGGGTGGCGGGCGAGCCGATGAGCTGGGAGGCGCCGGCATGGCAGACCTTGGCTTGACGATCCGCATGGAAAACCTGGCGGCCGTGGGTGATGCGCTGGGCAAGCTCGGTGGGCCGCAGGCAAAGGCGGCGTATGCCAAGGCGATCAACGACACGGCGTTCAAGGTGCGGCGCGAGATGCAGGCAGACATTGCCCGCACCTTCGACCGCGTGACGCCGTTCATCCAAAAGAGCCCCAAGGTGTTTGCGGCCACGCCCGACAAGCTGAGCGCCAGCATTGCGCCCACGATCGATTCGCAGAACCGATTCAGACAGGGCGGCAAGGTGGGGGTCGACCCGCAGGACGTGCTGCAGGCCCAGGAGTTTGGCGGGCGCAGGCGGGACAAGCGCAGTGAGTCCGCGCTGCGGCGCGCGGGCATCCTGCCTGCGGGGTGGCAAACGGCCATCCCGGCCACGCCGTACCCTGGCAGCGACGACGGGCGGGGTAACCTGCGCGGCGCCTTCCTGCAGCAGCTGCTGAGCTACATGCAGGCGTACAGCGAGCAGGGCTACAAGGCCAACATGACCGACAAGCGCAAGGCCAGGCTGCGCAACCAGCAGGGCATTGGCAACATCGCGGCGAAGAAGGTCTACAAAACCACGATGGGCCGCCGCTACTTCGTCAGCTATGGCCGCATGCGTGGCCATCACCTGGCCCCCGGCATCTGGGCGGCCAGCGGCACGCACGATGTCGAGGTCAAGCCGGTGCTGATGTTCGTGCGCACCCCCAGCTACCAGCCGCGCCTGAGCATGGAGCGCATCGCCCGTGCGGCGGATCTGCAGGACTACCTGGACAGGCGCGTGCGCTTCCGCATCCGGGAGGCGGCCGGCGTTTGATAGCGCCCCGACTGAGGCAACATGAATCACTACCCCCACCACATCGGCGACTTCAACAGCGCGACCCGGCATTTAACGTTCGTTGAACGGGCGTTGTACCGGGAGTTGCTGGATTTGTACTACGACACCGAACGGCCGCTGAACGCCGATGTCACTAAGATCGCGCGCCGCGTTCTGGCGCACACCGATGAGCAGCGCGAGGCGCTGTCCGTGGTGCTTGAGGAGTTCTTTGTGCTGGGCGATGACGGCTGGCATAACGACCGATGCGACCGGGAGATTGCGTCCTTCCATTCAAAACAGGAGCAGCAATCCCGCGCCGGGCGTGCGTCTGCGGCCAAGCGCACAGGGGGAAAGCCTTCCGATACGGGTGATGCGCCGCCGCCCGGCTCGGCCCCTGTGGGTGGTGGTGGCGGCGTGGATGGCGGTTCAGCGCCCGTTGAACGGGCGTTTAACGGGCGTTCAACCAACCAGAACCAGAACCAGAACCATATAAGTCCCCCCAACCCCCCTGCCGGGGGGGTGAGCGGTGGGCTGGCTGTCGCCACGGCACTGAGCAGCCACTTCCCCGGGCACCGACGAACCCGCATTGCCGAGGTCGCGGGGCTGATCGCGGCCATCGAGGCTGAGGGCGTTGCAACCGGCGAGCAGCTGCTGCAGGCCGCAGAGCAGCAGGCCGGCGAGCTGGGCAAGGACGGCGGCAAGCACGCGCCCAACGTCCTCACCTGGCTGCGGCGCCAGGGTTGGCTCGACAGCGCGGCGCTGCCCGCAGGCGGCGGCATCCCTTCGGACTGGTCGGACACGCGCAGCGGCATCGAGGCCATGGGCAAGCGGGTGGGGCTGCCCGAGTGGGAGGCGTCGGGCCATCGCCTCCTCGCCGACTACGAAACAGAGGTGCGCCGCCGCCTCGCCAGCCAGCAGGTGCCAGCGTGACAGCCCGCCCCCCCCCGTCGCGGGTCCTTCCCGGCAACCACGAGTACGGGTAATTCGCGCCCCGATGTCGCGCTAGTGCATGGGTTTTGGAAAGGGTGGACGGTGGACGGTGGACGCTTTGAGGTGGACGAATGATCAGGCAGAGCGAGCTTGCGCGGGCGCTGGGTCTGTCGAAGCAGGCCGTCAGCAAACTCAAGGGGCAGGGCATGCCCGTCAACTCGGTTGAGGCTGCGCGCGCCTGGCGCGATGAGAACCTGAGCGTTGCGGCGCGCAAGGAAACGCGGGCGTCCGCCGCGGCGGCGCCGGGTGAATCACGGCCCGGCGCCGCGCCCGCGTTCCCGCGCATCCCGGACGACCAGGATGAAGACTCCCAGGGCGATAGCGAGGATTTCAAGGCGGCCCGAACCCGCGAAAAGATCTCCGAGGCCAACATCGCCGAGATGAACGAAGCCAGGATGCGCCGCGAGATGATCAACGTGGCCGTGGTCGAGCGGCAGCTCGCCACCGACTACGCCACCACCCGCGATGCCCTGATGCAGATCCCGGCGCGCATGGCGCCCCTGCTGGCGAGCGAGTCCGACGCGGCGGCCATCCAGACCATGCTCGACGCCGAAATCCACATGGCGCTGTGCAACCTGGCCGGCACGGCCGAGCAGGCAAAGAACGCCGAAGGGGCCTTCGATTGACCGCGCGCGACGTCCCTGAAGCCGAGCTGTTGTTCGCGGATGTGATGGCGCGGACGCGCCTGCAATTCCTCGCCCCCCCGCCCCGCATCGACACCGCCGAATGGGCGGCCCGCTACCGCCACATCGCCAAAGGCCCCGAGCGTGGCCCATGGCGCAACGAACGCACCCCCTACTTGGTCGAGCCCATGCAGTGCGCCAGCAGCCACACGCCGTATGAGCGCGTGGTGCTGTGGTTCGCCACCCAGCTCGGCAAGTCCGAGGTGCTCTACAACTCTGTCATGCAGCGGATCCACACCGACCCGCAGGACATGATGATGGTGCAGCCAACCCTGCAGGACGCGCAGGACCACAGCGCCCAGCGCTTCTTGCCCACCATCATGCAAACCCCCGCCATGCATGGTAGGGTGGCCGTGCGCAAGAGCCGCGACGAATCCACCAGCTGGCGCAGCCGCAGCATCCAGGGCGGGTTCACCGTGTTCTTCGGGGGAGCCAACAGCGCATCCAGCCTGGCGTCCAAGCCCCTGGGCTTCGCCGTGGCTGACGAAGTGGACAAATGGCCTGCCGACGTTGACAACGAAGGCCCACCACTGGGCCTGCTCGAAGAACGCATGAGCAACTTCGCCCGGCGCAAACTCATCATCGCCAGCACCTGCAACATCAAGGGCCAGAGCACCATTGAGCGCGAATACCTCGCCAGCGACCAGCGCCAGTACCACGTGCCGTGCCCGCACTGCGGCGAAGCCCAGGTGCTGCTCTGGGGCGCCAAGACCGAATGGGGCATCAAGTGGCTGAAGACAGCCGCAGGCAAGGCGCGGCCTGAAACCGCTGTCTACATTTGCCGCCACTGCGGCGGCGCCATCGAAGAACACAAGAAAGACGGCATGCTCTCCCAGGGCCTCTGGATCCCCCAGGCCCCCGGCGCAGGGCAGGGCAAGCGGGCCGGCTTCTGGCTCAACAAGCTCTACAGCCCCCTCGGCTGGAAAAGCTGGGAAAGCCTGGTCGAAGAATGGGAAGCCGCCCAAGAGGCCCGCCTCACCGGCAACAGCGCCCCCCTCAAAAAGTTCCTCAATTCCTCCCTGGCCGAAACCTGGGAAGAAACCGGCACCGGCGCCGACAGCCGCGCCCTGGCGGCCCGGGCTGAGGAATACGATTTCGGCACCGTGCCACGCGGAGGCCTCATGCTCACCATGGGCGTGGACACCCAGCCCGACCGCCTAGAGGCTCGCGTCTGGGCCTTCGGCCGGGGCGAGGAAAGCTGGATCGTGGCCCGCCACATCATCTACGGCGACCCCAACATCGAAGAGGGCACAGAAGGTAGCCCCTGGACGCGCCTCACCGAAATCCGCCGCACCCCCATAGTGCACGCGGCCAGCGGCGCGCAAATGCTGATCGAAGCCACAGGCGTGGACTCCGGCGGCCACAACACCCACGCCGTGTACGCCTACTGCCGCGCGCACAGCCATTCGCACGTGCTCGCCCTCAAGGGCGCCAGCCAGTATGGCAAGCCCATCATCGGCAAGCCCAGCAGCATCGACGTGAGCTGGCGCGGCAAGACCATCGCCCACGGCGTCAAGCTCTGGCCCGTGGGCACCGACACCGCAAAACACCTGCTCTACGGCCGCATGCGCGTCACCCAGGTGGGGCCGGGCTACGTGCACGTGCCAAAGGCCCTGCACGGCACCGACGAGTTCGAGCAAATGACCGCCGCCCGCCTCATGCCCGTGGTGGTGCAAAACAAGCCCAGCATGCGCTGGATCACCCCTGGCGGCCACCGCGAAGAAGCGGGCGACTGCATGGTCTACGCCTACGCCATGGCCTGCCACCTGGGCATTCAAACCTTCCGCGAACCGAGCTGGGCGCGACGTGAACAGAAGTACGCGCCGGATTCGCTGGATTTGTTTGCTGTTTCTTCCTCACTGGCCCAGCCAGTAAGCGTCATTAGCTATGAAGATGGTAGCAATAGATCATCATCGAGCCAGCCTGTGTACACGTCCGCCGCATTGCCCCGTCAGCCGACTGCCCGCAAACCCATTTCTCGCAACTGGTGAACCATGACCCACACCCCGCCCAAGGAGCTCCAGGCCCTGCTCGACGCCCAGCCCGACCTGGTGGATCGCATCTTCGACTACCTGCTGGCAGAGTTCCCCCAGCTCGCTGGCGATGCGGCCCGCGTGCAAAAGGCCCAGACCGCCGTGCGCGCAGAGTTTGCGGGTGAAGAGGTGTACATCCAAAAGCGCTCCAGCCGGGAGATCGCGGCCGAGGTGTTGAGACTGTTCAACGGACGCAACGCCACCGAGGTATCGAGGCGGCTCGGAATCCATCGCGCTACCGTGTACCGCTATCTGAAGCAGGCCGGGAAGTAGTCGCAGTTTTTCCGGGATTTGCGACAAGCATCCCGGTAGCGTGCGGGTATGAGCACGCCCGACCAACAGCAGCGCCTTGCGCAACTCAACGCCGCCATCCACTCGGGTGAGCGCACCATCACCGACGCCAAAGGCGCATCTGTCACCTACCGCAGCCTCGACGAGATGATGGCCGCGCGCCGGGATCTGGAGTCGCAGATGGCGCCGGTAGCCAACCGGCGCCGTGCCATGGTAGCCCGCGCCACGTTCACCACCCTGCGCGGAGGCTGATTACCATGGCAAAACCCAAAAAAGCCGCGCCCACCTGGCTGGATCGCACCATCGGCTGGATCAACCCGCGCGCCGGGCTGCGCCGCGCAAGCGCCCGCGAAATGCTGGGCCGCGCCTACGAAGGCGCCAGCCGCGCCGATGGCTGGCGCCCGAGGCGCGCAGGTGCCAGTGCGCGGGCTGATTACCTGGCCGACGCGCGTGAGCTGCGCCACCGCGCCCGCGCGCTGGCCAGCAACGTGCCGCTGATCGCCCAGGCGGTCAACGTCATGGTGTCGTGCACCATTGGCACCGGCATCGTGCCGCGGTGGGTTAATGACCGCGATGGCCGCGTGGCAAGCCGCTGGAAGGTCTGGGGCAAGCTTGCAGACTACGACGGCCTGCTTGACATCAACGGGCTGCAGGGCAAGGCCTGGGCCGCCATGAAGGTCGATGGCGAGGTGCTGGCGCGTCTGCGCGAACGTCGTGTGGGTCCTACGGTGGTACCGCTGCAGATACAGCTGCTGGAAATTGACTGGCTCGACGTGGAGCGCAATGAGGTTCGCAGCTCCAACGAAGTGATTGCCGGCATTGAATACAACCAGCGCGGCGAGCGTGCTGCCTACTGGCTATTCGACCGCCACCCTGGAGATGTGGGCCTGCGAGCCACCCTCCGCGAAAGCCAGCGCGTGCCGGCCGATGAAATCATCCACCTGTTCAACCCCGCGCGCCCAGGCCAGCAGGCGGGCATTTCCGCCCTGGCGCCAGTGATTCCCATGGTGCGCGACTTGCAGGTGTACGAAGATGCAGAGCAAGCCCGCAAGAACCTCGAAACCCGCATGGGCGCGATTGGTGAGTGGGACGAGTCTCTGCTCGATGGCGTGAGCGTGCCTGAAGGGCTCAAAGGCCAGGGTGCTGGCGCAGGGCCTGCGATGCTGGATCTTGGTGAACTCGCCGGCGGCGGTATCGTGGGCATGCCGCCGGGTATGCGAAACCCCACATTCATCCAGCCAACCGCCGCACCTGGCTACGTGGACTACGTGAAGCACAGGCAGAAGATCATCTGTGCAGGCACGGGCGTGCCGTATGAGTTCGCGACAGGAGACATCAGCGAGGTGAATTTCAGCAGCTCTCGCGTGCGCACCAACCAATACAAGCGCGACGTTGAGCGTGAGCAGTGGACGCTGATGGTGCCCATGTTCTGTGATCGCATTGCCACGCGCTGGCTGTCGCTGCTGGACCTGACTGGCATGCCCGCGCCGCCCGACGTGTACCCGGACTGGACCACCCCAAAGTGGGCCAGCGTCAACCCCGTGCAGGATGTCGCTGCAGACCTATCGGAGATCAAGGGGGGGCTGCAGTCCATCAGCGAGAAGATTCGCCAGCGCGGATACGACCCCGAACTCGTGTTCTCCGAGCTCAAGAGCGACCTCGACCGGCTCAGTGCTGACGGAACGCTCCCGCTGCTGGCTGCGCTGTTAGGCGCGCAGAACCCGCTCGAATTGGTGGCGAGCCTGGATGGGGGGCAAGAGGGCGCCCGCAAATAGTCGCAGTTTTTCCGGGATTTGCGACAGCTAAACCGGAACACTGCGGCTATGCCTCAAGCCGCAGCACCCAACACTTCCACTTACCAGCGTGACGTGCGCGACCTGCCGGTGCAGGTGCGTGCCGCCACCCTGGTTCCCGCCACCTTCAATGAAGCCGACAACACCGTCGAAGTGGTCTGGACGCAGGGCGCCACCGTGCGCCGCTTCGACTGGTGGGAGGGAAAGCCCTACGACGAAGCGCTGGATGTAACCCCCGAGGCGGTGGATATGGCCCGTTTTGACGCCGGCACTGTGCAGGTGCTCGACGGACACCGCGTCTACGGCGGCGTCAGTGCCATTCTGGGTATTGCCGAGCGCGGCTGGATTGCTGATGGCGAAGGCCGCGCCACCATCCGCCTGAGCCAGCGGCCCGAGGTGGCCGGCATCGTGGCCGACATTCGCGCTGGCGTCATTCGCGCCATCAGCTTCGGGTACAGCGTGCAGCAGTACGCCATTACCCCCGGCGCGCAGCGCACCGACGGCGGCACGGTGGACCTGTACCGCGCCGTGCGCTGGATGCCGCAAGAAATTTCGTTCGTGACCGTCCCCGCCGATGCCGGCGCAGGCACCCGGTCCGCCTCCCAAGCCTCGCAGCAGCAGGGTGCCCAGCCGGGCGGCCTGCCGTGCGAATTCGTCCGGGCAGCCGCCCATCCATCCGCAACTCAGGAGCAACGCATGCCCCAAGCAAACACGCAGGGCGACGGCGGCACCGCCGACACCCAACAAACCGCGGCGCCCGCTGGCGCCGCAGCCGCCAACCGCGCCGCGCCAGTCGCTGGCCCGGCTGGTGCGGTAACGCCATCCGCCCCCGCTGCCGACGCCACCCGCGCCGCAGACGTTCTGGCCCTGTGCCAGCGCCACGGCGCCGCAGACCTGGCGCTCGGCCTGCTGAGCCAGAACGCCACCATCGACCAAGCCCGCGCCGCCATCCTCGACCGCATGGACGCGAACGACCAGCAGCGCCGTGGCGGCGGCACCGTCAGCGTGCAGACCGTGCGCGACGAGCACGACACCCGCATGCGCGGAATGGAAGAAGCCATCATGAGCCGCATGGACCCCCGTGCCCAGCTCACCGACCTGGGGCGCCGGTACCGCGGCATGTCGCTGATTGAGATGGCGCGCGAGGCCCTGGAGGGTCTGGGTGTCTCCACGCGCGGCCTGTCGCGCAATGAGATTGCCTCCCGTGCTTTCGCGGTGCGGGCTGGCGGCTACCACGCCACGGGCGACTTCCCCTCGCTGCTCGGTAGCGTGGGCGCCCGCCGCCTGCGCGCCGCCTACGAACTGGCTCCCAGCACCTTCCAGCTGTGGGCGCGCCATGCCCCCAACCTGCAGGACTTCCGCATCACCGAGGTGCTGGCGGTGGGCGGCGCCCCTGAGTTGAAGAAGCTGAACGAAGCCGGTGAATACACCTACGGCACCATCAGCGAAGACGCCACCGGCTACCGCGCCTTCAGCTACGGCCGCGCCATTGGCCTTACGCGCCAGATGTTCGTCAACGATGATCTGGGCGCCTTCGATCGCCTGCTGCAACGTTTCGGCGAATCGGCCCGCCGCCTCGAAAACCGCCTGGTCTACGACCAGATCACCGGAAACCCCGCCATGCAGGATGGCACGGCGTTGTTTCACTCCACGCACGGCAACCTGCTGGCATCGGGCAGCCTGTTCTCGCTCGACAACATGAAGGCGCTGCGCAAGCAGATGCGCAAGCAGAAGGATCTGGACGGCAAGACCACCCTCAACCTGGCGCCCGCGTACCTGATCGTGCCGTCCGACCTGGAGCAGGACGCCTACGCCTTCACCAGCAGCAACTACGTGCCTGCCAAGGTGGCTGACGTCAACGAGTTCCGCGCCGGTGGCCGCACCGCCGTGGAGCCCATCGTGGAGCCCTTGCTGGACGAAGTCAGCGCCACCGCCTGGTACATGGCCGCCCGCTCGGGCCAGATCGACACCGTGGAATACGCCTACGTCGATGGCTCCGAAGGCGTGCGCACCGAAACCTTCGCCAGCGAAGACATCGACGGTGTGAAGGTCCGCGCCACGTTGGACTTTGCCGCCAAGGTCATCGACTGGAAGGGCCTCCAAAAGGCCAACGGCACGGCCTGATAGCCCCGCCGCAGGCTGGCGCGCTGCCGGCCTGCCAACGTCCACATCCATTCGGAGAAAGCCATGAAGAATTTTGAGCAACCGGGCCGCGTTATCGACGTGCCCTCGGCCGCTGCGGCGGTCGCCTCGGGCCAGGTGGTCATCATCGGCGCCCACATCGCCATTGCCAATCACGGCGCTGGCATCGGCCAGCCCTTCAACGCCGCGCTCGACGGCGTGTACGAAGTGCCCAAGGCTGCCGGCGCCGCCTGGACGCTGGGCCTCCCCCTCATGTGGGATGCTTCTGCCAGTGCCTTCGCGGTGGTGGGCACGCCCGCCACGGGCGACGTCACCGCCGGTGGTGCCACGGCCTTTGTCGCTGCCGCCAGTGGCGACACCAAGGGTTTCGTGCGCCTCGCTGGCATTCCCGGCACCGTCGCCTAAGCGCAGCCATGCTGCTTGCCCCTGACCGCCAAGCCCGCATCCACGGTGCGGTGGTGCGTGCCCATGCCAACGCCTCCGCCTCCTATCAGGGCGGCGAGCCATTCGGCGTGCTGTTCGACCGCGCCCCGTCCGACCCGTTCGGCAACGGTGCGGTGGATGCGGCAACGTGCACGGCGGCGTTCTGCCTGGCCAATGCGCCGGGGCTGGTCGAGGGCGGCGAGCTGGTCATCGACGGCGTGGCCTATGCCGTCTCTTCGGGCGTGCAGCCCGATGCTGGCGGGTGGGTCACCCTGTCCATCTACCCCAAGGCGGTCTGACCATGCTTGCACTGCTCGCACCCATCAAAGACCGTCTCTCGGCCATGCCTGCGCTGACCGGGTTTGATGTGCGCGACAACGTGGAGCACGTTGACCGCACCGGAACGCCAGCGGCCGATGTGCGGGTTGTCGGCGCCGTTGTGGCCGAGAGCAAGGGCTCTGGTGTGCGCGTAGAGCCAGTGGTGCGCATCACGCTGATCGTGCCGCGCGGCACAGGCGCCACGGACAGGCTTGATGCGGCCCTGGGTGCTGTGCTTGCAGGAATGCAGGGCGTCAAGCCAGTCGCAAGCGGCGGGCTGTGCACATGGTCTGCGCTGGGCTTGAGCGGCATCAAGGAGCCGGAGTTTATGGACGTCGGGCAAGTCGGCTACGAACTCACATACACCGCAGGCGCAACCTACCGGGCCGCTCAGCGCGCGGGCGGATAGGGCGTCGGTGGCCCCCCATTCAGAAATCAAGGAAACAGATCATGCAACTCACCACCACCCGCATCTTCCGCCCGGTCATGAACGCTGGCGTTGTGTATGCCCGTATTGCTGGCAGCAGCGATGCCATGCAATCCATTGGCGGGCTTGAAGAAGTCAAGCTGTCCATCAATGAAGACATCAAGAAGCAAGGTGACTTCAGTCGCGGCGGCGGCGGCAGCCGTGCCAGCGTCTCGCGCATCGAGTCGGTCACCATGTCGGCCGCGCTGCAGGACTTAAACGTTGTGAACATCGCCCGCGCGGTGTTCGGCACCGCCTCCAGCGTGGCTGCGGCCACCATCACGGGCGAACCCATCGTGGCGCACCGTGGCGGCCTCACGCCGCTGGCCCACCTCAGCCCCACCAGCGTGGTTGCCAAAACGCTTGCGGCTGCTGCGGGTGCCGTCGCCGGCACTGGCAATGGCACGCTCACGATCGACGGCGTGTCGCCCTTGGGCCAAGGCGCTACCGTGGGCGCCTATACCGTTACTTGCACGGCGTCTGAAGTTGGCGGCGGCGCCTTTCAGGTCAAGGCGCCGGACAACACGGTGCTGGGCGCTGTCGTGGTTGGCGAAACATTCAGCGGCCCGATCAAGTTCAGCATTGCAGCCGGGCTCACGGACTTCGCTGTGGCTGATGTGTTCACGGTCACCGTTACGGGCACCGCCGTCAACGCTGCCGCCAACTACGAGGTGCGCCCCGAAGGCTTGTTCTGGCTGGATGACGCCCCCGCCATTGTGAACGGGCAGCGCCTGGCGGTGGACTACGCCCATGGCGGCTACGACCTGGTGGAGGCGCTGACGGGCGCATCGCCCATTCTGGAAATGCTGTACGCAGGCGTCAACGAGGCCGACAACAACAACCCCAGCACGGTAGAGCTGTTCCGCGTGAAGCTCGGCGCCACGAAGGATTTTGGCCTGATCGACAAGGAATTCGGAACCCTGCAGATGGAGGGCGAAGTCATGCTCGACCCCACGAAAACCGGCGTCGGCGTCAGCCGGTTCTTCCGCAAGAAGTTCATCTAGTCCCAGCCTCCAGCCCGGCCCAGCGCCGGGCGCAACGCCTCCCTGTGCCACTGCCCTGCGGCGGCACATGAAGCCGCTGCATTGCCAAACCCACCAACCCGAGGCCCCCGCCCGTGGCATTCAAGCCCATTGAAATCCTGATCAACGCCAAGGACAACGCGTCCTCGGTGTTCAGCAGCCTGCAGGCGAAGGTGATGGCCGTGGGCGCAGCCATCGCTACCTATTTCGGCATCAACGCCTTTGCTGGCGTGGTGGGCGGCGCTGCGGATCTGGAGCAGGCCATGAGCCGCGTGAAGGCGGCCACAAACGCCAGCGCGGAAGAAATGGCCCAGCTGCGCGCTGCGGCCGAGAACGCCGGCGCCACCACCAAATTCAGCGGCGTGGAAGCCGCAGGCGCGCTGGAGAACCTGGCGAAGGCGGGCCTGAGCGCAACCGACGCCATTGCCGCGCTGCCCGCCGTTCTCAACCTCGCCCAGGCGGGCGACCTCGACCTGGCCACCGCCAGCGAATTCCTGACCAAGGCCGTCATGGGCATGGGCCTGGCCTTCACCGACGCCGGCCGCGTGGCCGACGTGCTGGCCCTGGGTGCCAACGCCACCAACACCAGCGTCACCGGCCTGGCCCAGGCCCTCAGCTACGCCGCCCCTGTGGCCAGCAGCCTGGGCCTGAGCCTGGAGAGCACCGTCGCCATCATCGGTAAGTTCGCCGACGCGGGCATTGACGCCAGCCGCGCCGGCACGGCGCTCAATAGCATCCTGAGCCAGTTCAGCAACCCCGCCAGCCAGTTCCGCAACGAACTGGCCGCAGCCGGCATCACCACGGGCAATTTCGAGCAGGCCCTCCACGAGCTCGCCGCCGCCGGCCCGCGCGGCTCCAAAGCCATCATCGCCGTGGGGCAAGAGGCCGGGCCCGCCCTGCGCGCGTTGCTCAACCAGGGCATGGGCGCGCTCGATGAGCTGACGGTGAAGTTGCGCAACGCCGAAGGGGCCGCTGCTGCTGCTGCCAAGGTGCTGAATGACAACCTGAATGGTTCGCTCGCAAGTCTTGAGAACGCCTGGAAATATGTGAAGAACACGCTGGCGACGCCAGTTCTTCCTGTGCTCAAGGATGGCGTGGATCAGCTTGCTGCTGCGTTCCGTGGTGCTGTTGCCGATGGCACGGTTCAGAGGTTTGGGGAGGCCATCGCCACCGCGTTCCAGAACGGCATAAAGTTCGTGCGCGAGTTCGTTGCCTCGGTGGACCTCAATGCCGTGCTCGTGCGCCTGCAGGAGTTCGCTGCCACCGCGCAGCAAACCTTTACCAAGGTGGGTGAATACGCCACGAACGCGGGCAACACCGTTCAGCTGGCCTATGGCGTGATGAGTGCCGGCACCAATGCCGTGCTCACTGCCATCTACGGCGTTGGCAGCGTCTTCTCCGAGGTGGCCAGCGTCGTCATGTCCGGTATCGCAAAGCTGCGTGAAGGGCTGGCCAGCATCACTTTCGGTAGCTTGTCTGAGAGCTTCAAGCTCGCCGCCGAAGATGCCCGCAACATGGCCCAGGGCTTCGGCGAGGCTGCCCAGGCCATGCGTGACAAGGCCGGCCAATCCTTGCAGGCGGTGGCAGAGGGCGCGCAAACCGCTCGCGACGGCTTCTCTGGCCTGGCCGGCGCCACGCAAGAAACCGCCGCCGCCACAGTGGTCAGCACCGGCGCCATGGCTGCCATGGCCAAAGAGCTGACAAACGGTGCAGAGGCGGCGGCCAAGGCGGGCGCGGCCTACCAGAAGAAGGTCAACGACGAACAGGCGGCAAAGCAAGCGGCGGACGCCCATCGCGAGGCTATTGCTCAGCTGCGTGCGGAGTACGACAGCCTGATTTCCAGCGGCAGCCTTACAGAGGCTGGCAAGAAGCTGGAAGAGATCAACGAGAAGCTGCGGCAGACGCCGAAGGCAGCGGAGGAGGCGGCAGAAAAGCTCGAAGGGGCGTTCCGCACTCTTGGTATGACAACAACCAAGGACCTTGAAGATGCCGCCACGAAAACGGCCGCTGCGTGGGATACGTTGACCGCGTCAGGGGTGAAGTCGGCAAGCGTGTTGCGTGAGGCTTTTACGGCCTATGCCAATGCGGCAATGCAGGCGGCGGAGCGGCAAGGTTCCGCTGCCGTAGAGATGACCCGCCGACTCCTGGAGGCGAAGGCTGCGGCGGCGGGGCTGGGCCTTGAGGCAGATCAGGGCGGAAAAGTCATCGTCCGCTCCATGAAGGACGCCAAAAAGTCCGTGGATGACGTGGGCGACTCTGCCGGCCGCGCCGGCCGTGGCTTCCGTGGCATGGGCCAGTCCGCCAAAGAGGCAGCCGAGCAGGTCAAGCGCCTCAAGGATATTCACGACCGCCAGCGCCTGGGCGGCGACCCTGAAAAATCCGACCTCCAGAACCTCAACGACCGCTACAGCCTCGATGGCAAGCAGTCCGACAAGGATCTGGCGGACATGCGCAAGAACACCTCTGGCAACGTCACCGTCTCCCAGGACTACGTGAATGCGGAAATCGCCCGGCTGTGGGGCGAGGCGTTCGTCGGCGACAAGGATGCAGAGGCGCTGTTCCACGCCAAGGCGAAGCTGGCGGCCTACAAAAACAACTATGGCAACGTCGTGCGCTCGCAGGAAAGCCTGAATGAGCAGCACGGCGTGCAGCAGCTGGTGGAGCGCCTGGAGCAAAAGCTGAGAGAGCGCCAAGCCGATCTTGGCCGCAAACCGGCCGCCAAGCCTGCGGATGAGCGCGACGATCCGCCGGCCCGCCCGCGTGGTGGCGGCGGCGGTGGTGGTAGCGGCGTCAGCGCGGGCACCACCCAGGTCACCATCAATTTTGAAGGCCGGCCCCGCACTGTCAACACCGACGCCGCCGGCGCGGCCTCTTTGCAAGAGTTTCTGCGGGAGCTGGCTGCAGGGCGCAGCACGGCAAGGCGCTAAAGCACCATGAGCATCACCCTAACCCATGGCGCCACCATGCTGGCACTGCCGTCTGACCTGGTCTGGACGGACGAATTCCTGTGGTCGACCGTGGCTCAGTCCACTGAGCGAAGTATCACCGGCGCCCTGCTGGTCGATGTCATGCAGCGCAACGGCGGGCGTCCCATCACTCTGGAGGGTGGCGGGGACCGCGCGTGGATCTCCCGCGCAGATCTTCGGGTGCTGAGCGGCTGGGCGGGTCTGGCTGGCCAGGTCTTCGCGCTCGGTCTTCGTGGCGAAACCTTCGACGTCATCTTCGACCACGGCACGGAAGAAACAACCCGCGCCCTGGCCATGTCCGCCGTGATGGACTGGAGCGACATGGCTGATGGCGACTACTACTGCAGCCTGGCGCTGCGCTTCATTACGGCCACACCATGACCATCACCTCCAACAATATCCTGCTCCTCGAATCCGAGCGAATGGCCGACACCGCCGATGGTGGTGGCCGCCGCACGTCGCGCGAGATCGTGGACGGCCAGCAGAGCGGCATCTTCCCGAAAGTCAGCCGCCTCGATGCCGTCTACGGCCGCACGAACCTACGCAAGGTCTATGGGGCGGTGGCCACGGCAAGCCTCGATGTGTACGCCGGCGCGCACGCTGCCGTGATGGATGCTGCCGATGACGACCGCATCCACGTCAACATCTTCTCGACCGGCAGCGACTACGACACGCGCGCCGCTGCGCGCGATCGCATCGAGTCGTTTGTGGTTGCCGGCCCCACTTCGCGCATGACGCTCTACGGCCGGCAGTTGTACGGCCAGCAGGCCGTGTCGGTGTACCAGCGTGTGGAGGAGCCGCTGCCCGAGGTGGGTGATGTGTTCTGCCTGTCGAAGGAGGTGGCGGGCGTCGTTGCCTACCAGCAGTTTGTGCGCGTTACCGATGTCACGCACGAGGTGCGAACGTTCACCGATCCGCAAGGAAACTTCGAGCGGCGCATTGTGGCGCTCAAGATCGGCGCCAAGCTGCGCCACCAGTTCGACGGCCCCGAGGCGCCTTCCCGCTACGCGGATATTTCGACGTCGGCGCACCTGCGGTGGACGACCGTTGCTGATGCAGCCCGCTACTACGGCATCAAGAAGCTCGCGGAGCCGGCTGCGGCGGATGCGCTGTCCCTGCGGGTCGAATCGGTGTTCTCGCCCATCGTGCCGACCACCCAGCGAGAGAGCGCGATTTCACTGGCCAGCGTGGTGGGCGCAACGGCTGCGGTCAGCTCGGCGGGTGACGCCATCACCGAGCCCGTTTTTCAGTTCCTGGCGAATGCGGGGGTTGTAGGCACGATCCGTACCATGCGCCCCATCACGCCTGGCACGCTGGTTGTTGCCAGTGGTGCGGCCGGATACCGGTCTATCGACGATGGCGCTGGCCTGGTGGTCAAGGAAAACGCGGGGGCTGGTTACACGGGCGCCGTCAGCTACGAGGCTGGGGTGATCCAGCTCACGCCTGACTTCAGCAGCGGCGTTTACCTGACGGTGTCCTATGTGCCAAAGGTGGATGTCTCGCAGCCCGCGCGCAGCCGCGAGATCGAAATCACCATCGGCAACCGTGGCACCGTGTTCAGCGAGGCCCTGAACCCGCTGCCCGCGCCCGGCTCGGTGGTGTTGGACTACCGAGCCATGGGCCGCTGGTACAGGTTGCGCGACGACGGCGCGGGCCAGCTCGTGGGCAATGAGGCCGACGACGGCATCGGCACCGTGGATTACGTGACCGGAGCCCTGGTGGCGACCATTGGAGCGCTGCCCGATGTTGGGTCTTCGGTGCTGATCTCTTGGGGATCTCCGGTCGACTACGCGGTGCGCGCTGGCGCGACATCCGACATTGGCGCCGGGGTGCGGCAGGTTTTCATACTGGCGAGCCTTCCTGTGCAGCCGGGCACGCTGAGCCTCACTTTCATCAGCGACGCCACGGCGCCCTATGCCGACACATTCACCGCCACGGCGGACGGGTCGGGAATTATCACCGGCAATGGCGTCACGGGCCGGGTCATTCACGAGACCGGGGAAGTGGGTATCACCTACACCACCCGCCTGCCCAATGCCGGCAGCGTGGTGACGGCGGCGTACAACCAGCTCGTCCCCAGCGACCCGGAAAACCCGATCAATCGCACGGGCACGGTCACGCTTGCGGGGCTCACGCTGCCAGCATTGCCGGTTGCGGCGGGGTCGTTTCGTGCGGTGTTCCCGGTATCTGGGCAGATCCAGATGGCATTCGGCAACAGCGCTTCCTTCACGGGTGCGGTGCTGGTCACGGATGATGGTGCCGGACTGCTGGTTGCCAAGGCTGGCCAGGCACTCGGCGTTGCTCCGTGGGGGAGCCCGGCCGTGGTGGATGTAGACATCGTGCTTGGCACCATCAACTACGCCACTGGGGCTGTTGCATTTCAGGCAACGGACATCGATATGGCCTACCGTGCCTACCAGTACACAGGGCCGCAGTGGCTCAGGCTCGGCGCCCAGTTGGGCATCTCCGGCCCGGGTAGCTACACCTACCGGCTCAATGGCGGCGACCCTGTGCAGACGGCGCGTACGCAAGAGATTGCGCTTGCCGATTCGTCCTTGGTGCTTGACCTCACGGCTGCATCGCATGACAGCATCCTGCCGGGCTCTGTGCTCTTCTCAATCCACGCGAACGCCACGGGCGCAACGGCCTATTTCTTCGACCGATCGGGCGTGCTCTACACGAGCATGGATGTGGCCACCGGCGCGGCGCTGGCGTGTGGCTCAGTCAACTACGCCACCGGGCGCGTGGCCATCACGGGGGGGTACGCCAGCGGCTCCGCGCTCAACACCGTGGCGGTGCTCGCGTGCCTTAGTGTGTACGGCAGCTTCACCGCCATCGATGCCTTCTTCCGCACTGCGGGCTCGCCGCTGCGCGCCGGCTCGCTCTACGTGCAAGCCGCCGCGCTGGATGGCGCCTTGCTGTCGGGCACGGCGGACAGCAACGGCGTTATCACCGGCGCCAAGCTGCGCGGCCAGGTGGTGCAGGAGATGGGCGTGGCGCGGGTGGAATTCGGCGAGCTGATCGGCGGCGTCTGGGCGCCGCTCGAAATCGCGCCCAGCACGCTGCGCTACAGCGCCGTGGTGCTCAGCAACCTCCCGCTCGATGCCGATATTCTCGGGCTTGACCCCGTGCGCCTGCCGCAGGACGGCAAGGTTCCCATCTACCGTCCGGCCGATGTGGTGGTGATCCACAACACGCAGGGCTTCGCGCTGCCCAATCCGGCCGTGGCCGGCGCTGCCTACCCTGTTGGCCGCACGGACCTGGCGGCGCTGTGGCTGGTCGGTGCGGACGGTGTGCGCGTGCCCACCAGCAAATACACCACCAACCCCGCGACGGGCGTGGTGACGATGGCGGCAGACCTCAGCCTGGCCGGCATTGCGCAGCCCATCGTGGCGCGGCACCGCATCGAAGAAATGCAGCTGCTCTCCGATGTGCAGATCAACGGCCTGCTGGGGCTCACGGCGCCGCTGTCGCGGGCGTTCCCGGCGGACAGCTACGTCTCCAGCGTGCTGCTGCTGGGGGACCTGGTTGCAGGGTGCACGAACCTGTTTGACCAAGGAACTTGGACGGGTGCATGGTCGGATGCCTTGATCGGCTCCGGCGCCACGCCGCAGTACAACGACCTGGACCACCCCATCGAGGTGCTGAACGACGGCGCGGTTACCGACCGCTGGCGCATTCATTTCACCACTAGCAACCCAACGTCTGGCCCCGCGCAGTTTCAGATCATTTCCGAAAACCTGGGTGTCATCGACACCGGGAACACCGGGGCCGACTGTGCACCCATCAACCAACTCACGGGGAAGCCGTATTTCGTGATCCGCGCTGCGGGCTGGGGCATCGGCTGGGCCGTTGGCAACCAGCTGCGCTTCAACACCCAGGCCGCAGGCCGCCCGATCTGGATCGCGCGCACCGTGCTGCCCGGCGCCTCGCTGGCCGGCGACAGCTTCGACATCCAGCTGCGCGGCGACGTCGACGAATAAACCCCATCCCCAAAGGAACACTTATGCCCATTGTGAAACTCGCCGCATCCGTGCGCGCCGCCATGGCCGAGGCCATGATTGCTGAATTCGACGCGGGCGCAGGCCCTGCAACGGCTCAGTTCTACACGGGCGTCATGCCTGACAGCCTGGGCGCAGTCACCACGCAAACCCTGCTTGGCACGCTCACCTGCAGCGACCCGTGCGCCACGCAGACTACTGGCGTCATCGCCTTCTCCGCCATCACGCAGGACAGCGCCGCCGATGCTGGCGGCGAGGCATCCTGGGTGCGCATCCTGGATGGCAACGGCGCCGCCAAGGCCGACCTCGATGTGACGAACAACGCCGGCACCGGCGCCGTCAAGCTCAACACCACCACCGTGGTGGCGGGCGGCCCGATTCAGCTCACGAGCCTCGCCATCACCATGCCGGGGGCTTGACATGACCGTCCGCACTTACTACTCGACCGACTCCGGCGCGCCCGTTTACTCTGGCTCTGTTGGTGCGTTCAACGCTGTTACCAAGGCATGCCTGGTCGATGGCTATGGCAGCAAGGCAGCGGCAGGCTGGACACAGGAATTTTCCGGCACGAACCTGTCTGTGCTGCGCCCCGCCGCTGGCAACCGGCACTGCCTGTGGATTGATGACACGAACGCGCAATTCGCGCGGGTGCGTGGCTATGAGGCAATGACGGCCGTCAGCACCGGCACCGGCCCGTTCCCAACGGACGTGCAGCTTAGCGGCGGGGGCTACGTCGTCAAGTCCAACGCGGCGAGTTCGGCCGCGCGCGGCTGGGTGCTGGTGGCTGACGAAAAACGGTTCTGGTTCATCAGCGCGCAGGTCGCAGACACCATTGCGGGCTCTGCCGCAGCGGGGCTCGGCATGTTTTTTGGCGACATCATCAGTGCTAAGTCCGGGGATGCGTTCCATACGCTCCTGATCGCCGGTAATACATCGGCAACAGCCGGAAGCCAGGTGGGTTCGCTCGCCACAACGATGACCGCGGTGGGTGCTGCCCACTTCATGCCCCGGTCATACACCCAGACAAGCGGCTCCATTACCGCCGGCAAGCATACGGACTATGCGAAGACGGGCGGGGTTGTGGCCATCGGTACGGGTGGCAGCGCTTACCCGGACCCCGTAACTGGCGGCATTGGCATCGCCCCGCTGTTCGCGCACGAACCTGTGGCGCTGGTCGCGCGCGGAGTGATTCCTGGCGCCTGGTGCCCAACGCACAACTTGCCGGGCAACCCCGGGGACACTTTCCAGGGCAGTGGTTCTCTGGCCGGAAAAGAGTTCTTGCTGGTCGATGTGTCGGCTGCTGGCACGCGGGGGCGCATGGCGCTCGAAACCAGCAACACCTGGGGGTAGTGCATGGCAAACCTTGGTGCTATCGGCGTTGGGGTGAATTTTGGCGCGGTGTACTGCCTGTTCGACATCGCCTTGGGATGGGACATCACGGCAAACCCCATTCGCTGCCACGAAATCACAGGCGCCTACCGGCCGCTGCCCAGGCGCGAGGCCTGGAAGATCGTGAGCGGCACGGTGCTGGACGCATCCGACAGCCCTGCGGCGCGCGAGGTGCGTGCCATTGACCGCGCCACGGGCATCGTGCAGGGCGCGACGACCAGCAATGCATCCACCGGGGCGTATGCCATCGCCGTGCCATCGGCAAGCGAGGTGCAGGTGGTGTTTCTCGACGACGCGGCCGGTGATGTTGAAAACGACATCATCCTGCGAACTATCCCCGTATGAGCTACACGCGACCGCCCGGTAATGCGGCAGACGCCAGGTTCGGCGGCGCCTACACGCGCCCTGCGGGCAATGCGGCCAATGCCAGCTTTCAGACCTCGCCCCCCGGCGTTGTCGGCGTTGGTGATGTGGTGCTTGGCATCGCTGCGGCGGGTGCTGGGGCGCATGGCGTGGCCGGTGCCGGCGCGGTAGCGCTTGGCATCGGTGTCGCGGGCGAGGGGCTGGCTGGTGTCGCCACGGTCGTCGGCGTGGGGGTGGTTGAGCTGGGCCTGGTGGTCTCGGGCGTTGCCGCCCATGGCGTTGCAGGGGCGGGCGCCCTGGCGCTTGGCGCGCCGCTGGTGGCGGGTTCTGGTGCGCATGGCGTGCGGGGAAGTGGCACCGTGGTGCTCGGCATCGCGGTAGCGGGGGTGGCGTCCCACCCGCGCTATGCGCTGCGCGGCGAGGTGCGCGACGGCGGCGTGCTGGTCAACCGCACCGTGCGTGCCTACCGCCGGGACACCGGCGAGATGGTCGGCGCTCAGGTCACCGTGGCGGGGCGGTTCGACATCCACGCCGGGTGGGAGGCGCGTGAGCACTACATCCTGCCGCTGGACATGGGCGCCGATGCCGTGGACTTCGCGCCGCCCGTGGCAAACCGCGTGCTGTCCGTGCTGGTGGAGGGCTGACCGATGCCAGCGCAGTCCGGTCAATCCATCGTCCTGGGCTACGGGCCGCAGGGTGCGCGCCAGTTCGGCAGTGGCGTTGTGCTCGCCTATGGCGCGGCCTCTGCCGCGCGGCGGCTGATGGTGGGCGCCCGGTCCTCGTGGGGTGGGGCCAAGGCGCTGGAGAAGCCCATCAAAAGCATGCACGCGATGGCGCGCACGGACGATCCCGTTCGCCTCTCCCGGTGGGGTGTTGGTCGTGCGGTCGGTGCGGCCCGTGCATCGGCATGGGGGCGGCCTTCGGAGGCGGTCGTCGGCACGGCCATCCCGTGGCCAGGGTTCGGGCGGGCGGTGCAGCCACAGGCCGGGACGCAGTGGGCGCCTGCCGCCGTGCGCGAGTCTGCGCGCCGCTCGCCGTGGGTTGGATTTGGGCGTCCGGTGCAGCCCGAGGCCGGGTCTGCATGGGCTGCTGCGGCCGTGCGTGAGCTGTTGCGCAGCGCCCCGTGGGGCGGCCCCATGGTGGCGCATGGCGCGGGCGCCGTCGTTCTGCTGCCCCGGGCGTGCGCGGCGGATCGGCTTGACCGCTCGCCCTGGTCTTTGTATTCGCGGCGCCTGGCGCCTGGCTGGGGTGTCGTGATCCCCAGCGGCCAGCCTCCCGTGGATGAAAACGGCACCGTACTGGTGCTCGTGCGAAAGGTTTACATGACGGTCAACAACCTCACCCTGGTGCGCGCCTCGGATGGCGCGCCCATCCAGGCCTTCACGCTCGGCATGTCTCTCGATGCCGACTCGTGGACCTGGAGCTGGCAAGCCACGCTGCACGCCAGCGCGCTGCCCCTCATCCAGCCCGGCCCGGGTGGCGACCCGGTCGACGTGCTGGCCACCGTCAACGGCACGCCGATCCGGTTGTGTGCCGAGGCGTGGTCGCGCGAGCGCAGCTTTGGCAGCACGCGCATCAGCGTGCGCGGGCGGGGCAGGGCTGCCATTCTCGATGCGCCCTACGCGCCCACGCTCAACCACGGCAACGCCACGGCGCGCACCGCGCAGCAGCTCATGGCGGACGTGCTGACGATCAACGGCGTTGGCATCGGCTGGAATGTGGCCTGGGGTGTCACAGATTGGCTGGTGCCCGGCGGCGTGTGGACGCACCAGGGCAGCTACATCAGCGCCATCCTCGATATCGCCGATGCCGCCGGGGCCTACGTGCAGCCGCACGACACCGCCGCCACCCTGCGCATCCTGCCGCGCTACCCGGCGGCGCCCTGGCAGTGGCACACCCTCACGCCTGATTTCGAGCTGCCCAGCAGCGTGGTGGCCGTCGAGGGCATCGAGTGGCAGCGCAAGGCGCCCTACAACCGCGTGCATGTGAGCGGCACCAGCGCGGGCGTGCTGGGCGAAGTTACGCGCGCCGGCACGGCGGGCGATGTGGTGGCGCCCATGGTGACGCATTCGCTCATCACCCATGCCGACGCCGCATACCAGCGCGGCCTGGCCGTGCTGGGCGACACCGGCCAGCAAGCCCGCATCAGCCTGCGCCTGCCGGTGCTGGAGGAGATGGGCGTCATCAAGCCCGGCACCGTGGTGCGCTACGTGGACGGCGCCACCACCCGCCTGGGCCTGGTGCGTGGCACCAGTCTGGAATGGCAGGCGCCCAAGCTGCGCCAGGTGCTCGCCGTCGAAACCCACCCGGCATGAGAGGGCCGCAATGACCAATATCTACCGCCAGTTTCTGGACTTGCTGCCCCAGCGCCCGCTGCAGGTGGCCACGGTGACCGCTGTCAGCGGCGAGGCCTGCACTGTGGAGCTGCCCGGCGGCGGCGTGCTGCAGGTGCGCGGCGCTGCTTCCGTGGGCGACATGGTTTTTGTGCGTGATGGCGTGATCGAGGGGGTCGCGCCCGCGCTGCCCATCGTGGTGATCGAAGTTTGAAAAACAGGGAGGGATTCGCGGAATGATTCAAGACGACTACGGCAATCTCGTGGATGCAACAACGGCCGGCACGCTGCGCGAGCGGCTGGATGCGGGTGACGCGCGCATGACCCGCATCGAGGGCGATCTATCGACAAACACCCAGCTCACCCAGCAGCTCGCCACAAGCACGGCGGACATGGTGGAATTCTTCGAGGCCATGAAGGGGGCCCTCAAGGTGCTCAACTGGATCGGCAAGCTCGCCCGTCCGCTGGGCGCCATTGCCACGCTGGCCGCATCGCTGGCAGGCCTGTGGGCGGTATTCAAGGGGGTGCGATGAAAGACGCCATCAAGCGCCGCCTGCTGCAGGCCGCCACTGCCATTGCCATGGGCGCGGCCGGCGTGGCCACGTACCAGTCCCAGCAGCCTCCCGCTGAAGTGCTGCTGGCCATGGAGCTTGGCAGTCACTTCGAGAGCAGTGGCCGCCACATCGGCACGCCCTATGTGGATCGCCTGGGCAAGGGCCAGCCCCTCACGGTGTGCAACGGAATCACCGGCTCCGAGGTGGTGGCTGGCCGCCGTTACACGCCCGACGACTGCAAGCGCATCGAGCTGCCTCGCTACCTGGCCGCCGAGCGCGAGGCGCGCGGCATGTTCGTGCACTGGCGGGCCTACAACGTGTGGGTGCGCGCCAGCATCATCGACATGGTTTTCAACCTGGGCGCCCCCGCGCTCGAAGGGTCGGCCCTGCAGGCCAGGGCCAACGTGGGCGACCTTGCAGGCGCATGCGAGCAAATGTCCCGCTGGGTGCGCGGCACCGTGGCCGGGCAAAAGGTGGCCCTCCCTGGTCTCGTGGACCGCCGCGCCACCACGCGCGAGCTGTGCGCGGAGTGGGGGCGCGACGGGCATTTCTCCGCTCACATCCTGGAGGCAAAAAAATGAATCCCATCCTGATTGCAATGTGGTGGTGTTGGTGGAGGTGGTGGGAATGATCCTCGACAAACTCAAAGCCTACGGCTTCCAGGCTGCTGCCCTGGTGCTGGGGGCGCTGCTGCTGGTGCAAACCGGCAGGCTCCACACCGAACAGCTCGCCCACGAAAAGCTCAGGACCACCACGGCCCAGGCCGCCACCCAGCGCACGGCGGCGGCGCTCAACATCGAGCGGCGCGCCGGCGCCCTCGAATTCACCCACGCCCAACAAACCCAGGAGAACTCTGATGGCTTCACGACATCCCAGCCCGTGCGCGATGCTCTGCACCGCGTTGATCTTGATCGCGCTCAGCGGCTGCGTGGCGGCGCCGAAAGCCGAGCCGCAACCTACCGCGCGATGGCCCAAGCCTGCACCGCTGCCGGCAGCGGTGCAGCAGATCGACTTGCGGCCCTCGACGGGCAGCTTGTCGAAGGGGTTGCAGTGGTCGGAGCGCTCCGAGGCGATCTTGTCCGAAGGGATGCCGAGGTAGTGCTACTGCGCGGACAGGTGGATGCCGACCGTGCCTTGATGGCGACGGGGCCGTCGCCCACGACGAACTGAGGCACGCCGCCGCTACACTTTGCCTGCTGGTTTTAGCATGTAACTACAAAAGGAGTGCGCCGTGCGCCGTGGCATCGCTGTCCTCTCGCTCGCATTCGCTGCCTGCGCCCCCTCGTGGGCCATCAACAAATGCGCCATGCCCAACGGCAAAGTGTCATTCCAGGATGCGCCGTGCCCCGGCAAGGGTGAGGCCATCGAGGTCAAGCCCGCCAGCGGCCGCGCGCCATCCCCCGCGCCGGTGGCATCGGACGCCGATCCTGTGACCAGCGCCCAGCCCGCCGCGAAGCCCGCGAAGAAGGAGGGCGCTTTCGGCGAAACCTGGCGCCGCAAGACCGACCTGGAGCAGCACCTCATCAGCAGCGCCCGCAGCGAACTCTACGGTCACCTGGCGGACTGCGAGCGGCAGCAGCGCAGCCTGGCCGCCCGAAAGAGCCAGGCCAGCAACAACCTGGCCGGCGCCACCTGGGAGCAGTCCATTTCCGCAGAGATGCAAGCGGCGGCCACCACATGCAGCACCCGCGCGCGGGATCTGCGGGCGCAGCTGGAGTCGCTGGAGAAAGAGTTGCGCGCCTTGAAATAAAGCTTGCAATGTACTCAAAATGAGTACATAATTCGTTTCATGGTGATCGGAATTGATCTCCACCGCCCCAGCGGCTTCTGGGTCTCAAACAGGAGAGCATCATGGCCACTTTCAACTTCTCTGCGAACGCGGTTGATTTCGGTAATTGGTCGGCAAATACACAAGCAGAGGCGCAGGATAAGTTCGCGTCTGATGCTGGGTATAAGAGCTGGAATGACATGTGCGAGCGCGCCGATGAGTTCGGCGGCAACAGCGTCGAGATTCGTGAGGTCATGGAAAACGGCCGACTGAGCGGCGAGATCGCCGCCGTATAGGTCCAAGCCCTTCGGGGGCTTCTCACATCATGACATTCCGAATCTACCTGCGTGACGCACACCAGTGCGTCACAGAAAAGACCATCACCGGCGACCCGGAGGTGGCCCGCGCGGCATTCAAGACCCTGACCGAGCGCACGGACCTCGACGGCCAGCGCATGCTGGCTGTGCTCAATAGGGACGGCAGGCCGGTGGCCCACCACGATTTCAGCAAGCCGACCCCCCCGGCCCCTGGCAGTGACCCGATACGCTGGTGGCGTGGACGGGTTTGTGAGATCGACCTTGCGAGGGCGACATGACTCCCGAAGACCTCCGGGCTTGGCAGGACCGTATGGGCATCAGCGGACGCGAGGCCGCGCGGCGCCTTGGCGTGTCGCCTGCGACGTACCATGACTGGATCACGGGCGTCAGTCGCACGACGGGCAAGTCCATCCAGATCAGCAGGCTCGTGGCGCTGGCCTGTGCTGCGCTGGCTGCGGGGGTGGGAGAGTGGGCCAAAACATCGCCCGGTGGGTGATAGAATTCACCCTGTTGATAGATTGGAAAGTAGCAGAAACGGTAGCGCGGTTGCAAGTCGTTGATTTTAAAAGAGCCATCGCGCTTGCAAATCCGGTTAGTCCGGTTCGACTCCGGACCGCGCCTCCAGAGATTCCACACGGTG